GTTATTTGCCAACAGGTCCAGAAGATGGAATAGCCGCTTATATAGATGGTAGAGTTGGTACTGCTTATATTCAAGAATATAGATTCAACAAGTACTGTATGCGACTACAGCGTCAACTACAGGATACAATGGATAAAGAATTTAAGTTGTTTGTCAAACACAGAGGCATTAACGTAGACAGTGCTAGTTTTGAACTCAACTTCCTAGAACCGCAAAACTTCTCTAACTACAGAGAAATTGAAATTGAAAATGCAAGAGCAAGTGTATACTCTAGTGTAGGTGACCTACCATGGATGAGTAGACGTTTTGCAATGAAAAAATATCTTGGTCTAAGCGACGAAGAGATTGTAGAAAACGAGCGCATGTGGCGTGAAGAGAATGGTGACGGTTCTGCACCAGGTCAAGATCTAGCAGATAACTTAAATAGTGTTGGAGTACGTCCAATGGACACTGACGCTATGGATATTGGCGGAGACACTGACATTGGTGGAGATGATGCAGACGCAGGTGATGATGGAACAGCAAGTCCAATCACAGGCGATGAACAAGCATCACCAGAGGAGACAACATAATGCGTTTTAAAGAAGTACTTAAAGAATACTACGAAGCAAGTGACGACAAGTATAGTACATTTGATTTTGACGACACAAGACGTCCAAGATTAACACTAGAACACTTGAACAAGTTGCGTAAGATGCGTGAAATTAATGCAGTCGAAAAGGCCGAAAACGAAAAGTTTTACAAAGTAATCTACGCTAAACCAGCAGATCAAGCCTAACTTTTGGTGTGTTTTATACTTATCTGCTGATTCGATCTAAAAAAACACACTTTTTTCACCTATTTTAACCAAGAATTCTTGTTTCATGTTAAATATACATGACAACAAACCTTATCACATGACTTGCAAGGAGAAACGAACATGTCAACTAGAGAAAAACTAGAACAAGTCCTTGAAATGCTCGTAAACGAAGATAATGATAAGGCCAGCGAACTGTTACATGATGTGTTTGTTGAAAAAGCAAAAAACATCTATGCAGAACTGGTCGAGTCAGACGAGAGCGTTGAAGAGGATGTGACTGAAGAAATTGGTGGTGATCCAGAACAGGATTTAGCCGACGATATCAGTGCAGATCAAGAAGAGATTGAAGCGGAAGAAATGTTTTCAGAAGAAGACATGGACGACGAAGAAGCCGCTCAAGATTTAGAAGCATCAATGGACGTTGCTGATGACGCTGGTGACGGCGCAGAAGCAGAAGAAGAAGTTAAAGATGCTATGATGAATGTTGATGACGCAATGGCTGAACTAAAAACAGCATTTGCGGCAATGACAGGCGATGCTCCTGCTGAAGATGAAGCAGAAGCAGAAGAAGATGCTGAAATGGAAGAATCTAAAGACGAATCAACAGACGAGTCATTAGAAGAAGACTTTGAAGATCTTGAAGAAGCCGCATCATTGAGTGCAGTTAAAACACCAAGTGACCCAGTAGGCGCAGACGCAGGTGCACAAAAATCACCAGTGGCTAGCAAAAACGACATGGGTGGCAAGGCAGTAGACATTGCTGGCTCAGAAGAAAAAGGTGCAACAGCACCAAAAGCACAAGAAATGGGTGCTACAACAGAGCCAGAGATGCGCGAAGTTAAAGCCGATCACAAAGACGGTACAGACAATAGCAAATCGCCAATTGGTTCGTAAGGTAATAGAAGATGATTGCTCTTAGAGAACACCTAACATACGGAAAGGCAGGCATAGTCACTGAAGCCAGTGAAGATGGTAAGTCTTTGTATATGAAGGGCATCTTCATCCAAGGCGATGTTGTTAATGAAAACGGCAGAAACTATCCTGTTTCAGAGATTAGTAAAGCCGTAAAAAATATACAACAACGTATAAATGACGGGTACTCCGTGCTTGGCGAAGCAGATCACCCAGACGACTTACAAGTCAACATTGACAGAGTGTCACACATGATTACTGATATGTCAATGAATGGTGCTGATGGAATTGGTAAGTTGAAAATTTTACCAACTCCAATGGGTAACATCTGTAAAACCATGTTAGAAGCCGGAGTTAAACTCGGCGTAAGTTCACGAGGAAGTGGCAATGTAGGTGCTAATGGAAAAGTTTCTGACTTTGAAATTATTACTGTTGACATTGTTGCTAATCCAAGTGCGCCAAATGCATATCCTGATCCAATCTATGAAAACATTATGCGACATAGAAGAGGTAACATCTTAATGGGTGTTGCTGAAGCGGTCAAGTATGACGTAAAGGCACAAAAGCACCTCCAGAATGAGGTCTTAAGATTTATTCAGGACCTAAAATACTGAGGAGATTAAACTATGGCTGATGCTTTCGAAGAACTATTAGGCAGTGATAATCTTTCAGCAGAAGTAAAAACCACTCTCTCAGAGGCTTGGGAAGGTAAACTAGCAGAGGCAAAAGAACAAGTTGCCGCTGAATTGCGTGAAGAATTTGCAACACGTTATGAAAATGACAAAACGCAGATTGTAGAAGCAATGGATAAAATGCTTGATGATGTTATCAAGAAAGAGTTGTCAGAGTTTGCAACAGACAAGATGGATCTTGTTAAAGCAAAAGTTGATTACACTAAAAACATTAAAGAGCACTCAAAAATCCTTGATCAGTTTATCCTCGAGACTTTGAAGAAAGAGATTTCAGAACTGAGAGAAGATCGCAAGGCCCAAGAAGACAAATTCGGCAAACTTGAAGAGTTTGTTCTTCGTCAACTTACAAAGGAACTTAAAGAGTTCCACGATGATAAGCGTGACTTGGTAGAAACTAAAGTTAAACTTGTCAAAGAAGGTAAGAAAGTTATTGCTGAAGCCAAGAAGGATTTCATTAAGAAAGCCGCAACTAAGATTGAAACAGTTGTTGAATCTGCACTTAAAGGTGAGATTGGACAACTTAAAGAAGACATTAAAACCGCTCGTGAAAATGAGTTTGGTCGTAAGGTATTCGAATCTTTTGCCGCTGAATTTATGACATCACAATTGGCAGAAGGAACAGAGTTAAGCAAACTCAGTGCCAAAATTGAAGAAATGAAGGCAGAAATCACAAAACGTGATGAAGCACTCAAAGAATCAGTTAAGGTAATTGAGGAAGCACAGCGCAAAGCAAAGGTAGCACAGGACCTTGCTGAGCGTGAAAAAGTTATGGCAAAGTTACTCGCTCCATTATCAAAAGATAAGAAAGGCGTTATGGAAGATTTGCTTACCGGCGTGAAGACTGAAAAACTTCAAGAATCTTTCAACAAGTACTTGCCAGCAGTTATCGATGATGCACCTGCTTCAAAACAGATCATCAAAGAAAACTCACAGAAGACTGTGGTAACAGGTAACAAAGATGTTGTAACAGAAAGTGTTTCTGAAAAAGATACACAGGCAACTATCCTAGACCTAAAAAAACTAGCCGGTTTAAATTAAGCGTAAGGAGTTTAGAAAATGGCAGACGCATTATTTGAGTCAAATTGGACAGCCGCAAAAGAGGCCCTTACTGACGGTCTTACAGGTAATAAGAAAACTGTTATGGAAACCGTGTTAGAGAACACTCGTTCTTCATTGATGGAATCAGCAAGTGCTGGTGCTACTAATGCAGGTAACGTTGCAACTCTTAACAAAGTTATCCTTCCAGTTATCAGACGTGTAATGCCAACAGTTATCGCTAACGAGATCGTTGGTGTACAGCCTATGACAGGCCCAGTTGGACAAATTCACACACTAAGAGTTCGCTATGCGGACACAGCAGGTTCTGTAACAGCAGGACAAGAGGCACTTAGCCCATTTAACATTGCTAAAGAATATTCAGGTAACTTGAACGCAGGTGCACCAGCAGGTGCGGCGGCAGGTACACTTGAAGGTTCAGGTGGTCAGCAACTTTCAATCCAAATCTTGAAACAGACAGTTGAAGCAAAAACTCGTAAGTTACAAGCACGTTGGACATTTGAAGCCGCACAAGACGCAAACAGCCAGCATGGCATTGACGTTGAAGCGGAAGTTATGGCCGCACTTGCTCAAGAAATTACCGCTGAAATCGACCAAGAAATTCTTGGTTCACTAAGAGCACTTCCAGGTGCCGCTAGTGCTGGTACATACGACCAGGGTAACGTAAGTGGTACAGCAACTTTCGTTGGTGATGAGCATGCCGCTTTAGCAGTTCTAATTAACAGAGCCGCAAACAACATTGCCGCAAGAACACGTCGTGGCGCAGGTAACTATGTAGTTGTTTCACCAACTGCATTGACAATCCTACAGTCAGCAACAACTTCTGCATTCGCAAGAAGCACAGAAGGTTCTTTCGAAGCACCAACAAATACTAAGTTCGTTGGTACACTTAATAACACAATGAGAGTTTACTCAGATCAGTATGCTTCAGACAGCACTGACGTTCTTGTTGGTTATAAAGGTTCAGGCGAGATGGATGCCGCGGCATTCTATTGCCCATACGTTCCACTAATGTCAAGTGGCGTTGTACTAGATCCAGATACATTCGAACCAGTTGTGTCATTCATGACTCGTTACGGATATCTAGAACTAGCAAATGCCGCAAGTTCATTAGGTAACGCGGCGGACTATGTTGAGACTATCGGTATCAACACTACAAACTTAAAATTCTTCTAATTCTTTTAGAATTATTTTTTACAAACGGGGCGAGGCAACTTGCCCCGTTTTTCTTTTCTACATTTTCCATATACTGATAAATACTTGAAACGGAGTATAATATCATGTCATCAGGAGTAAGACTTTCAGGTAAGTATGAGGTTGATACGGTTACAGCCATAAAAATCCCATCCGGTACCGATACACAAAGACCAGCATCGCCAGAACAAGGCGATATGCGATTCAATACAACTAGTTTAGTATTAGAAATATTTGACGGAGGAACATGGAATGTTCCTACAGGCAGCGG